GAGAAGTACCAACTACAGGATCTTTTTTACTCATCTTTTTTACCTAATCTTTTTCTTACAATATCCATAGTTCTACGCATTTTAGCTGCGTACTTAGGATTTTTGTTTCTTCTAAAAACTACTTGTTGATTTAAACTGCTAATGATTTTTGATAAGTTACCTTTACGAGATTTAATCATCCAACTAGCTAGAGCTGGTGCTGATAAATCTCTAAACTTACCTTTAGCATCTGGAGCGTCAGACTCTTGAAACTTACCCATACGTTTAGCTACTGGCGAGTTATTTATTTTTTCTAACTTGTCAGCTTGTTTAGCATGAGTCTTGCTAGCTTTTCTAAGTTCTTTAACTACGTTAGCTATGTTTTTATTTCGAAGTTTAAAAGCCATTTTACTTTTTCTTTTTACCACCACCAAATCTACTAGGACCACCAGCTCTTGTACATCTAACACCCCAACCAGAAGCATAAGCTGAAGGCCAAACCTTAAACTTACGTTTAGCTGCAGCTTTACAAGCAGCACTAATCTTCTTCATAGGACTTTGTTTTAATTTAAAAGCCATAACTTATTTTTTAGCAAACTTTTCTACGCCTGATATACCGAAGCAACCAAGTACAACCCAAACAAACGAGTTGTATACGTGTTCGTTTATTATTAAATCTTGACCTACCCAACCAGTAACTAAATCAGCTACCATTATTAAACACATAACTGCAAACGCTATAAAGCCTACTACAGCTTTTTCGTTCCAGTCGTTATTGTTTTTAAATATTTCCATTATAGAGCAGCTGATCTTTTCATATAATCAGGTCTTGGAGCTACATAACATATTACATCTCCAGAGTTCATTTCAACTTTATCATACATACCAAATATTGTTACACCTGCAGCAATAGTATTACTACTTGCAATTAGCTGTGCGTCATTGTTGCTATCATCTGTTACAGCACCCCAATCTGTATCTAAAGTTTGATCTGTAGCAGTATCTGTAGAAGCAAAGTGAGTATCACCTAACCCAAGGTTATCTCCACCATCTAAAACTTGAAGAGCTTCAAACGAGGCGTTAGCTGTAACAACTATAGCGCACACGTAGTATTTAGCGTTAGCTCCTGTTAAATCTAAAATAGCGCCATCGCCTGATAAAAATGTTGATCCGTGAAAAAATAGCTCGTTGCCAGAGCCTCCGTGTATACTTGCCATAATTTGTTATTTTATTATTTACTTTTCTATAAATAGAGTATTACATATTAGAGTATTTAATTACCCTAAAAAAAAATAGCCACCCGAAAGGATGGCTATTAATATTAAGTAAGTTACACTTATTATGATGCGTAATTAATAGCAACTGATAAAAGATCTGCGTGCACAGATGTACCAGCTACATCGTCAGCTAATACAATGAATCCATCACTATGAGGACCACCATTTATTGCTTGAGCTATCGCTTCCATTACAACTTTTTCTTTGTCTGAAGTAGTAGTTAATGTTACTGTATCTCTATCAGCCGTTCCATCAGTACTGTTTCTAAATGAGTTAAATGTCATTAGAATAGTAGCGTCAGCTGTTACAGCAAGACCTCTAAGATTTCTTAGTGGATACATACAAGCATCGTCTGCACCACTTACAAAGCAAATAAATTTTTCCATTTTTTAAATGTTTAATAATTAATAAATAATTGATTGTGAATTAAGGTTTAAAGTTTAAGGCTCAAGGTTTATGATATTAATTAAAGAGATGCGGTTATGATAATCGCTTCTCAATATTAGTATATACTTCCATACCTTCATCAGTTTTAAACCACTGTGCAAGTGCAGAGTATGGGTGTTCATCAAACGGAACTGTCATAAGTTTTCTATCAGTAGATCCCCACATAAAATGTCTTTGATCTGATGATAACTTTATAATGTTTAGTTCAGTTGCTTTAATACCAAAGTTTCTTAGTTGTACATTATCGTCATTAACTAATTCTAAAAACAATTGCGGATTGTTTCTAGCAAACAATAATAAATCTCTTCTTAGCTCTTTAGAACTCATATTAGATACTTTAGATCCAGACTCCACTCTCATAACAGCTTCAGCCGTGTCAATATCTAGCGTTTTAGCTATAGTTAAAGCTTCAACTTCTAATTCTAAAAAGTCTAATTGATCTTCAGCTATTTCAATAGGTTTATACTCTTCGTATAATTTATCTTTGTCTGGGTGATAAATTGAAAGTAATTTTTGTAAAACAGTTTTTTCTTTCTCAACGAATAAAGCACCGTTTCTAAAAATAATATGAGATAATCTTTGATCTCCTTTCATATCATCTACAAAAGTTGTTCTTTGGTTTTGACAATATTTTAATTCTCTTTCGTAACCTTTTTCTTCATCAAACCAATATATGTTAGCTGATCTAATCATTCTTGATAAAGGTTTTTGATTACCTTTTAAATAATAAATTCTGTCTTTTATTTCCCAAGAAGGTTTAACTTCTTTTTGAACTTTTGGTTTTAGTGGTGCAACTACAGTTTTAACAGGTTGCTCCACTACTTGTTCAACTACATTAGTAGTTGTTGTTTTCTTTTTAGCCATAATATAATATAATAAAAATTAAAAAATAAGGTGGGGCCGAAGCCCCAACCTATATTACTTCATCAACATAAAGTTATTTGCAGCTTGAGTGATTAAACATCTTTCTGATAAGAAGTGCAGTTGCATTGCATCTAAAGCAGATGTAGCAGCACCTACAGAACCTGTTACCCAAGTCTTCATTCTTCTATCATCAGTTTGTGAAGCTCTATAACGTACATGTAAAAACGGACGTCTTATTGAAGCTCCAACTGTTTGATCATAAACAGAAGAAGTACCAGCAGGAATAATAACACCACGTATAGCGTTTGATCCAGCAGCGGCATTAATACCACCACGAGTAGCTAAATCATTTAAATATCTAAAGTCAGATTTGTAGAAGTCATAAGAACCTCTTCTAAAACCAGAGAAACCTAAGTTTAAAGCCATATCTTCGTCGTTATCAAATACTCCGTAAGAAGTACCGCCAGCACCGTAAGAGTTCATTGAAGCAAGCATGTCATCAATAGCTAAAGATGTAGATCTATTTAAGAATAACATATTTTCTTCAATAGCACCTTGCTTGTCAAACTCAGCTAAAATAGCATCAAACTCCGCTAAGTCAGTAGCAGCATTAACACCAGTAACACCAGAAGTAACATTACCTCTAGTTTCAATAGCATCAAATAAACCTTGAGTACCTGTCACATCTCCAGTAGCAGATCCATAAATATGATCATCAGTTAAATCAGCATTAGCATTTAAACCACCATATTTAGAAACACCAGCACTTGCAAATGCAGGACCACCTAACTTAGACTCTAGCATAGACATTTCTAAGTAATCAGTAAATCTAGATCTAGTATCTGACTCAGCTTTTAAATACCATAAGTAACCTGAACCTCCGCTTTCACTAGAAATTTCAACCCAACCAATACGAGACGCATCAGATCCTGATACTTCGTAGTAGTCTTTTAATATAATAGGTTTGTTAGAGAAAGATTTAAACCCAGGCTCGTTAGCTCCTCTAGAAGCATCACCGTCATAGTTATCACCTTTTTTAAACTCAGATCCATATACTAAAATAGTAACAGATTTACCTGTAGAACCAGCTGCATCATCAAAAAATCCAGCAGCATTTAAATTACCAAAACCATAAGGCGCTACGTTAATAGTAGCAGCAGGAGTAGTTCTATCTATAGAGACACATATAGCTTTACATATAGCACCTGAAACGTTATTAGCTAAAAGAAGTAAATCGTTTTTTCTAATACCGTGGTCAGTACCTATATCGTTTTCGTCTATATCAGTTTCAATTTCTATAATACCACCAGTTGCAGCATCATCGTCGGTAACTTTACCTTTGTAAGAAAGATGTAATCTACCTTGTTCTGACCAAACAACTTGATCAGCAGTCATAGCTTCTTCAGCACCTACTTGAGCTAAAAAGCCAGATATTGTGCGAGGGCCGTAAATTTCTGCTTCTTTTTCCATTAAGTCTGGAACGTATTGTTGAGCCCATCCTTGTCCTGAAGTAGAAGCAAGATCTAAATAGTTTGTTGAAAGAGCTTGCTGCCCAGCAGCAGGTTGTACGTTCAACAAAGTACCATTAGTAATTGCCATAATTTTAAATTTTTAAAGTTAATTATTTTCTTTTTCTCATTTTAAACTTTAATGAATTAGTATTATCACCTAGCACTCTTACTTTTATACCTCCAGCTGTGACTTCACCATGAGACGACCTCGCCCCGGTGTCAACGTTTTTAGCTTCTGCAACGCTTTGCTTTATAGCATCAGCTTTGCCTTGTTCGTAAAAGTGTTTTGCGATAGCATCTGGATTCATCGCAGTAAACAGAGATTTATGATAACCAGCAGCATCTTTAATCGTATTATCTTCACCAATAAACTTATTGACAAAATTGTTTAAATCGCTTTGAGTTGTCTTAACCTCATCTATATTCTTAACATTGTAACGATACTTTTTGTCTCCAACGTTGAAATCAAAACCTTTGAACTCATTATTGAATACAGCATCTGTTCTTTGTCTGAATGCTTTTGTACTTCGCTCTGTAGCTTCTCTTTGAGCTTTAGAGTCTTTGTTATATCTGTTAAAGAAGTCTACAGCTTTTTGTTGTTCTGCAGTTAACTTGCTACCAGCTTTAATTTCTTCGTAGTAATTAGTTTTTTGGTTTTCTAAATACTTACGAGCTTTAGCAGCTTCTTCTTTTAATGCTATCTTTTTTCTTTTTATTTCTTTAGCTTCATCTACTTCTTCATCATAGCTAAAAGTTTCTTCTAATAAAAAGTTTCTTTCTTCCGCTGATAAATGCGGTTTAGTTTGTCTGTAATATTCATCAAGAACATCTGCAGTATCTAACTTACTAATGTCAGTGTTTAATCTAACATAATCTTCTAAGCTACCACCTGTGTCATCCATAAAGTCAATTAACTTCTGTATGTTTTCAGGTAAAGGTTTTCCTGTAGCTTTAGCTTGAGCAACAGCTTCTTCAACAGCTTCTTCAACTTCTTCTACTTGTTGTTTAACCTCTTCGTTAGTTACCTCTTCTAGTACTGGTGTTTCTGCTTCTTGTACTTCTGCTTCCGGCTGTACTTCTTTTTGTTCTTCTGTGGCTCCGGTGTTTTCATCGCTTCCCACCACTCCTGCTGGGTCAGCTGTTGTTTCTTCAGTTTCATTGGTTTGTTCTTCAGTTTGTTGGACTGGTGGATTATCTAAGTCTACTTTATAGACTTCAGGTTCTTCAGAACCTAAATTTACTTTAGTTACTTCCATAATAAAATTTTATAAAATATTAAAAAATAGTGAATTAGAATTTATCTAAGCCCGCTTCACCTGTTACTATATCATTACCTGATGACTCAAACTTTTTAACGGATTCACCCTGTTTTGTTTGTGATCGCATAGATTCAAGCTTAGAGTTTAAATCAAACTCAAGTTGCATTAGTTCTTTTTTAGCTTCAACTTCTAATGATAAGTATTGAGATTTAAACTGACTCTTAGCCTGTTCTAATTGAACATCAGCTTGAGCTTTAGCTTGATTTTTTTGTACTTCAGCTTGTGCTGCTACTTGTTGAGCTTGTGCGTTTGCTTGAGACTGAGCTTGTATATTTTGCTGTTGTATTCGTTGATCTCTTTGTATCTTTTTTCTTTTCTTTACTTTAAGCAACTGATTAGCTAGCTTAATATTTCTTACATCTCTAAGATCTATAGCATCATCAAGATCTATTAAACCTTGACTTAAGGCTACTTGTATATTATTTTCAAGTATAGCTTTTTCTTCTTCGTCTGGTTTAAGCTCTATGAATATACCAAAATCGTAAAGGTGAAGTTCTTTTAACTCATCAAGTGTAGCTACATTGTGAGCACCTATAGCTTTTATAAAAGCTTCTTTAGTAGGTGAGTACTCTACAATATCAGATATTCTAAGTGATAAACACTCTGCGGCCTCAGCTGTTAAGTAAAGCATAGACTGTAATATGTGTCTGGTAGCAGTGTTACTATTTGCTGCCGCTAACTTCTGTACACCAACTAAAGCGTTTTTATCTGGTAAACTACCATCTCTAGCCTCATTAAGCCCGGTTACATCACGTATCATTTGTAAGTAATAGTTATAAGTAGTTATTAAAGTTTGCAACTTATTACTACCACTACCGTTCTGTATTTGTTGTATAGGTACTTTACCTGGGTTAGGGTTACCATCAGATGTAAATGATCTACCAATAACCGAACCAGTTTGGAAGAACATGTTTAAAGCTTCTTGAGGATTATAATTTGTACCGTTACCTAAATCTATTTCAGCTAGACCATCAGCGTCTAAATATACACCATCAGGTACCATACGATTTAACACTTGTTGTATTTTTAAATGAGTAAGCTGTACCATGTCTGCAAACCCAGTTATTCTACTAACTAAAGACTGTATTCTACCATCGTATATTCTAGGCGCTACAATATTATAATTCATTTTAACTTTACCAAAATCAGACTTAGACCTCATCATATTAGAAGCCATTTCCCATCTTAATAGTTTGTCTGTGCCTAAAATTAAAACACCTTCATACATAACCTCTACAACTCTATCTAATCTAGAAAAGTCACCATCCATATCAGACGGAGGATTAAATGTATCATCTTTCTTTATAACTTTATCAGCACCTGTACCTGTTTTCTTTACTTTATAAACGTCGTTAGCATGCGTTTTAAAATTAAAATAAAGAACTGAAACCTCGTTATATCTCTGCTTAACAACAGAGTCAACATATGAAGTTGAGCTATTTACTATATCTTCTATTTCAGACTCAGTTAATTCTGGAAACTCTTTAACTAATTCGTTTATAGGTATTGTTTTAACTTCGCCTACATAGTATATATCTTCAAAATAAGGTGAGTCACTATAAGAGTAAACTAGATTAGCAGGATCAACATACTCTATTTTAACACCATCACTATAGTTAAAGTTTGTTTTAGTTGCAGCAATACCTATAGTAACTAAATCATATAAAGCTCTTCGCTTAACTAAATCATAATCGCAACCTTCCATTAAAACATTTATAGCCTGCTCTTCAGCTATTTCTATAGCTTGCTTATAATTAAGTTGCATATGAAGAGCTAACTCTTCTTCATTGTCAGGTAAAGTTTCTTTGTTGTTTTCATATATGTCTATACCAAAACCAGCTTGAACTGCATCATTATATTGTCTAGAGCGTATATCTTTAAGTATAGACTCCATGTATTCAGTTCTTTTACTAATGCCACTTGGGTCTTGAGAAAACGCAGTTATCTCGTAATTTCTTTGAGACATACCGTTAACTACAATATCTACAAACTTAGGTATTATAGGCACAGGCTTCCAGTCTAAGTTTAAGTAGCTTAAGTCACCATTTATAGATAACTCGTTTTTATATTTTTCTATAGACTGTTCACCTCTAGCGTAAAGTCTTAAATTATGAAAGTTATTCATTGAGTCACCATACCTACTACGCTGACCATAACCTTCTTTATAATGAGACGTTTTACCGCCAAACCACTCTGACTGTATAGCTCTAGCTACTTTAAGGCCATACTCTTGTGTCATCTTTTCTAAATCGCTTACCGCTTGTGACGGAAAGTTTATAACAGACTCTGTCATATTACTTTATTATTTTTGATGATATTCCTTTATTATTATATCTAGATATACTTATACCTAGTGGTTGTTTTTTTATTTCTGGATTTGGTCTATATAAATGTCTATTACAAGCCATTATAGCTAAGCCGCTACTAATAGAAGCATCGTGCTTAGTTCTTTTATTTATATCAAACTTACTCCAATCATTTAACGTCTCATTAAAATACATAGTACCATATGTACCATCTTGAAGTAAACCTACGTGATCATTAATGTACATTTCAATAGCGGCAGCATGTGCTTGCTTTATATCTTCACTAGAGTTTGGCATGCCACCAACTTCTTTTTCTGTAGTAGATAACTTATTCCATATTTTATCTGGCCTGTTCATACTAAAACCTCTGTAACCTCTACGTCTTAAATAATATAAAAGTCTAGGTTTATTGTTCTCAGCAAGTATTGGCATACCGTAAAACACTAAAGACATAAGCACATCTTCAAAAAATATCTCAGCGGTCTGCGGTCTAGCTATATATTCTAAAAAGAAAGTATTAGCTGGAGCATCTTCCATACTAAATTTAGTTAGCCCGTGCAATGCACCTTTAGATCCTTTATTATCAACAGTACCACTAATATCATAACTATCGCAACCAAAAGCTCCGACGTGTTCATTGCCAGGATATTTAGTACCATTTTTTAATATTACGTTATTCTGCATATTACCGTTAGGTACCCAGCTAACTTTAAACCTACCGTTAGGATCTGGATTAAAAACTACTTGTGTATCTTTAATACCACCAACCCATTGAAAGTTACCTATAGTTAATACAGATGAATTTCTATTTCCTTCATTGTAATCAACTTGCTCGTAGATTTTAACAAGATTAAATAAAGAGTTTTTCGTTTCATCTCTAAACGCGTGCTCTTCTGTTCTAGGAAACTGTCTGTAAAACTCGTTAAGTGCATCTTGATCATCTTTTAAACCTTCAACTTCATTATTCCAATAGTCAACAACTCCTATATCTATTAATTCACCATGCGGTCCTCGAATATCATTGTTTGGTGTATCAAAAACTGGAAGTCCGAACTCGTCAATAAATCCTTCATAGTTCCACTCCATTGGGATAAACAAAGAATATAAACCACTTTTTGTCTGACCATTTCTATTTCTCTTTGTAACATCGGAGTCATTGTAAAGCTTTTTAAAGTTATCACCACCTTTATCTAAAGCATTTGATGTTGAACCCATCATACACTTACCTACTATTCTACCACCTAACCTTAAGCAAGTTTTAGTTACTCGCCAGTTATTAAGTATGTTATCTGGTCTTTCCCACTTACCGCTTTCATCGTGTACTAACAACGCTAGCTTTTCACCATCATAGCTATTATCACCCGTGTTCTTCCAGTCAATAGTAGTATCAAGACCTTGCATGTCATCTTCAACTTCTGTTTCACGCATCTTACGTCGTGTAAACTTTTTAGCTGGTATACGATAAGCTAGCTCTGATTTAGGACGATCCATACCATCTTGTATTTTCTC